AGGCGCAACAGTTAAAAGATAAATTTAGAAAACAATTCCAAGGTTCATCAAATGCGGGCGATGTTATTATTACACCTAAAAAATTAAGTTGGGTTAATTTTGGATTAAATGCTTCCGATTTATCATTGATTGAACAATATAATGCATCTGTAAAAGATTTGTGTAATATTTACAACGTGCCGGTTCAATTGTTAAACAATACCGATTCGAGTTCTTACAACAATATGAAGGAAGCGAAAAAAGCGTTATATCAAAACGCGGTGATTCCTGAATTAATAAAAATTAAAGAAGAATTAAACCGTTGGTTGGCGCCAATGTATGGTAATAAACTTTGTATTGAATTTGATTTCACGGTTATTCCAGAACTTCAAGAGGAAGCCGATAAAGTTGTTGATCAGTTATCNAAAGCNTGGTGGATAACNCCAAATGAAAAACGTGAGGTTATGAATTACGGCGTTGATGAAGATGATGAAACGCTAAACGATTACTNTATTCCGGCAAATTTAATTCCGGTTAATCCCGAGCAAATGGATGCGCCAATTGAACCGATTGACATTGACGTCAATAAGTTTTTAAGCAAAGCGGAAATTAAAACCGAGGTTAAAGAAAATAAACTACAATTAAAAGATTTATTCAGCACAAAAAACGATGCGGAACTTCGAGCGATTGAAATGGGCGGAAATGGTTCGCATCAAATAGGCGGTTATTATATGCCATTCAATTCTAATTCGGAATATATCAAAGCAAAAAAATAAAAGTTTGAAAATAAATCGCGACAATTGGCAAAGGGATTTTGAAAATGAACTTGACAAAGCCGAACGCCGTCAATTATCAAAGGTTAAACGGTATTATAAAACGGAATATAAAAAAGGCGTTGAATCGTTTATTTCTGAAGGTCAAACAAATTTCCAATTATTATTTTCTGAAAGCGATTTATCAAAAACATACCGCGATTTATATACCGATATTGGTTTGCAATTTGCTAAATGGTACGCCAAGAATTTCGACAAATACATCACAAAGGGCGTTGAAGCGGGCCAATTTGTCGACCAATGGATAAATTCATTTTCTTCATTTGGTTCAGCCGTTGCAGCGCAACGCGTTACATTAGTATCGGGAACGGCTAAGGAAACGCTAATTAAAATAACGCAACGTTTTATGTCCGATCCAGAATTTATGACGTTAGGCAATACTGAAAAGGCCCGTATATTAAACAATCAATTTGATAATTATGCAAGATATCAGGCGGCGCGTTTAGTTCGTACTGAAGCAACGGCCGCGGCTAACTTTGCAACAATGGAATCAGCGACAACAATATTTCCGGGCGCCCAAATGATGAAAGAATGGATTGCGTCTTTTGATGATAGAACGCGCGACACACACGCCGAAGCGGGTGGCTCTGAACCAATTCCATACAATGACGCGTTTATGGTTGGGGGTTCGTTTTTAATGTACCCGGGTGATCCAAGCGGGCCAAGTGCTGANGTNATTAATTGCCGTTGTAGTGTNGCGCCATTTCCAAAAGAAAATGCGCAAACAGTTGGTGAAATTAGTGATATAGGTTTGGGCCTTGCTGCGGGTGGCTCTAATTTATTTTAACAAAATTTAAAAATCCGTATATTTACAAAAATTTTTCTTATGAATACAATTCTTTACAAAGCGGCGCCAGTTGGTGAATTAATTGATGCCGATGAAAAGGCCGGAATCATCAAAGGTTATGGATCATATTTTGGAAACAAAGATTCTGACGATGATATTATTACTAAAGGCGCATATAAAAAGACAATAGCCGAAAACGGTGAACGTGTTAAATATTTATATCAACACGATATGAATCAACCAATCGGAAAAATGCTTGAACTTTATGAAGATGATAAAGGGCTTGTTTTCGTTGCAGAGATTCCAAAAACACAATTGGGAACTGATGTTGTTCAACTTATGAAGGGCGGCGTAATAACAGAAAATTCTGTTGGTATATTACCAATTCAAAAACAAAATAAAAGTGATTACCGTGAAATTAGTGAAGTTAAACTTTACGAAATTAGCGCCGTTACTTATGCAGCGAATGACCAAGCCAAAATTTTAGACGTTAAAGGAAACGTTGATTTGGAAAAGGTTTCAAAGCGTTACGACAATTTATCAAAATTACTTCGCAATGGCAAAATCTCTGACGATATGGGATTTGCTATTGAGGCCGAAGTTTTAAAATTAAAATCATTATTTATGGAGTTCACAAAGCCGGTTGTTGAAACCACTTTGCCGAATGTTGAGATAAAAAATAATGATAGTGAAGTGTTAAAATATTTATTAAATTCCTTAAAATCTTAAAAATGGAAGAAAATTTAAAAAACCAATTAGATCAAATATCTAATTCAATCGATTCAAAAATCGAAAAATCAAACAATGACGTTGCAAACACTATTGAAGTGAAAGCATCTGAAATTGTAAAATCTGAAGTTACTGAAATGAGTAACAAATTAAACGAGCGTTTCGACGCGTTTGAAGTAGCTAACAAGAAGCAATTCAACGCTAACAAGAAAATGACTTTTAAAGGTGCATTATCTGAAGCAATCGAAAACGGTGCAATTGAAGGACTTACAAAAGGAAATTCAAGAAGTGCAAGATTTGAAATCAAAGCTGATATGACTGTTGGCGCTGATTTTACTGGCGAAGTTATACCGGCTGACAGAGTAGCAGGATATAAATTTGACCCAACAAGACCGGTTCATATTCGTCAATTATTAGCACAAGGATCAACACAAAGTGATGTTGTTCGTTTTGTAAAAGAATCAGGATATTCAAATGGCGCTGCGGCAACTGCTGAAGGTGTTACATTAGGACAATCTGATTTCGATATGACTGCTGCTGATGCTAACGTTAGAAAAATCGGAACTTACTTCCGTATTTCTGAGGAAATGCTAGCTGATACGCCTCAATTAACTTCTTACCTTTCAGCACGTGCGCCGGAAAAATTACTTGAAGTTGAAGACACTCAAATCCTTTCAGGTTCTGGAGTAGCGCCACAATTAAGCGGAATTATTACTGATTCAACTGCATTTGCTGCGGGTGATTTAGCTGATTCTGTTGATAACGCTAACGAATTTGACGTAATTGTTGCATCATTGAACCAATTGGCAATTGCTAATTATAACGCTGATACAATTCTTTTAAACCCAACAGATTTTCATAAAATTCTATTGTTAAAAGATACAACTAACAATTACATCAAAGACCAAGTTTATGGAGGTTTACAACCCGTATTTATGGGCGTAAAAGTTGTTTTAAATACTGCAATAGCTGCCGGATCATTCTTGATTGGTAACTTTGGAGTTGGAACACAACTTTGGGTTCGTGAAGGTGTAAACGTTGAGTTCTTCAGAGAAGATGGAACTAACGTAAGAGATGGTTTCGTAACTGTAAGAGTATCGGAAAGAGTAGCATTAACTAACTACTTACCAAATGCATTTGTAAAAGGAACATTCGCAGCAGCAATCGCAGCGCTTGAAACTCCGTAATTATTTGCATAATTAAACTAAAAGGGCCGTTTGGCCCTTTTTTTTATGCTTAATTTTTAGGGCCTCCAACAGATAAGAAACAAAAAAACTTTAAAAAAAACTGAAAAAATTCTTTCATTTCTAATAATTAGTTGTATATTTGTACTGTTGCAACTAAGCAACCACAAAACAAAAACAAGATGACTTCATTACAATTAAACAAAATGTTAGTAGAATACGCAAAAGAGGATTTAGGATTTGCTAAGGAATCTGGNCAANTAGCAATAACACAAACACTAGAAGGTTTAATCGACATATCTTATGACAATGAATTATTCCAAGCTCACAACAGTAAAGGTGAACAACTTACTTACAAGATAGAGGAGCATAGAATGATAAACTGGTTAGCGTCTAAATATGATGTTAGTGAAGTAGAAATAACTAATTAAAACAACCCGGGCCGTTTCGGCGGCCCATAATTTTAATACTATGAAAGACGCAAAAAAAACCCCAACGGGATTGCACATTAAACAAAAAGGTAAACGAATTGAAGTTTACACACCGGAAGAAATTGAGCAATTCAGAGAAAGAAAAGATTCAAATTCTGATCTTATCATCGCATTTACTTTGTC